CCTCCTTTCTTAACAGAATGGACATGGCACGCCGAAAGAAAGCAAAGCGCCGAAGATCGCCCAAGACAATCAGTCTCCTGAACATCGCGGAATCGTACGCGTATGCCAGCGTGCTCACCGGCGGCGTCATGGGCAATTCTCCGATTGGCGTTCTTGGATTCGACGGATCAGCGGGCGGCGCTTACGGCATGGCGACCACCAACGGTACGGCAGGTGCGATGACACTAACGTCAATCGTCTCAGACCCTGGCACGTCCTTCGATGCGATGTCTGCAAACTTCATGGCTAACTATCAGGCGATGGCTGTGTCCTCTATCGGCATCGCTCTGACCTTCAAGTTCGCCAAGAAACTCCTACGCAAGCCTATCAGCAACATAAATAGAAATTTGGCGAAGCCCCTGGGGATCGGAGTGAGGCTTTGAAATGGCCACTACCACGATAACAGGGAATCTGGTCTGCTCGGACGGAACCAACATTCCCCTCAAAAAGGAAATCGTCGAGGGAACTCAGACGAATTTGACCACAAATACGGTCTACACAGTGACCGCAGCCGAGGTCGGAGACTTCGCACCAGGCAAGACCGTCGTCGGCGGACTCGTCTCGTGCACGAATGGGGTCGGGTTCTGCTACATTCTTAGCCAAGGCCTCGTCGCGGCGATCATTCCCTGGTCTGTGTGTGGCGCTGTCACTGATGGACAGCCGGCATTATGCCAACCATACACGCTCAAGGCCGGTGACATCGTCCGCGTCATGTCCCAGACTGCTGCGGATCGCGGAGCAAGCGCCGGACTCTACACGGCTCGCGGAGTCTCGCGTATCTTCCATGTTACGCCGACTGGTGGAGCTACAAACGAATTAGTCGATCTGCAAACAGGCAACTCGATTGGCGACACGCTCCAGGGCGACAGAATCGTAAAATGGTTCGGAACTTCTGTTGATGGGAATCTGATTGAGGACCAGGGTTTCACCGCCGTGGATTCTCTTGGCAACGTCGTCGGTTCTTGCAGCGCAACGAACCCGATCACTCAACAGCCAGGCTTCAACTTCGCCTCGGTACCAATACAACTGAATTACAAGTTCCAGTTCTTGACTTCCGCCTGAGTGTGATGACCTTGCGGAAGATGACTAAGGCTCAAGGCCGGCGAAGATTGGCAGAAATACTCTCGAAGTCAAAGAAGCTCTACATGAGGGGCTATATTTCGACTAAGGATCTGGATGCAATCGAGCGCATAGTCAAGACTCGCTCCAAAAAGATATGCTGAGGACGCGGCGCAATGGTGCAAGTTCCTAATCTGCAATTCCCTGGTGAGGGAGCAATTGCCTCCCTTCCGTATCCTGGTTGGGGCAAACCAGTTCCCGACGACACTCCCGACAATGGCAATGGCGGAGGTAATGGTGGTAATGGAGGCACGCCCTGGTCCCCATCCTCCGTCATACCTGACAACTTCTGGGGTTTTGTCATGATAATGATGGGGATGCGGTGAAGATGGTCCATTCTTTGACAGGCTCGATCTCGCCTCGCGTGTACAAGCTGCTCAAAACAACCGACCTCGACAGTCTAACGGACGACGATCTGATCTCCATAGGCAATCCAATCACCATCGAGGAGTTGAATCGAGAAGAATTGTATCGATTAGTGCTCGTTCAATTTGCCAGGCTCAGCGTAAAACAGGAATGGGATGGTCTGTTAGGATGAGATCAGAGGATCGCAAGCCCTCCAAGAGGGTCTTCCCACTACTCCAGAACCTTGACCTGGACAGTGTAACCTTCGCTCAGATCCAGTCTACGGGCAATCCGATCAGCATCGAGGACATGAATGAACAAGAAATGTATGATCTCGTTTTGGTGAATCTGGCGCGTTTGGTTTGCTCCGGCGAATGGTCTGGCTTGTTGTCTGCTGGGTCTGCTACGTTCAATGCGGTGCTCCCCGTTGACCCGATCTCGTACTCGGGCTACCGCTACACGATCTCGATGGCTCCACCATACGGAGGCCTGGGTGTACCGACCGGAACGGAGCTTGCAGCTGACTTCGATGATCCGGTGGCATTTCCCTTCATCAGTCCCAAGACTGGGGCCGTTAGCGAAATCGGCATCAAAGTCTCGACCGGCTCGACTGACGGTGATTGCCTGGTCGGGATATATTCTGATGTCAACGGTGTTTGCACGTCTCTGCTCGGATTTTGCACTATCGAAGCTGCATCCACTGGCAACATCTACCAGACCTCAATTTCCAGCGGCCCCATAAATTTGTCCGCTGGCGTGCAGTATTGGTTCGTCATTGGATTCGATGCGACAATGGGTAGCGGCGCGCTTCAGTGCATTGATGAGACGGACATGGTTGGGATCGGACTTGCCTACGCCCCGGACAGCGTCAAGACCTGCATGCAAGCCGATTCAACACTCACAACACTGCCCGCAACCTTTCCCGGCGATTTCACGGTCACTCGTCCGCGCCCGTTAGTTAGTCTGAAAATATGAGGCGAAAAGATGGATCGACATTTCACAATCTATGACGGCACCGACATCATCGAAGAAGGCGATGTCGATGTTGACTGGACGGAAGTTCGATTATGTCGAAATCAAGCTCTCGCTGATTCTGACTGGACCGCTGTGAAGGATCGTTCGATGAGCCAGGCGTGGAAGGACTACCGCTCAGCGTTGCGTGACCTCCCCCAGAATCATGCAGAGGCCAACGACGCCGCCGACTCATGGCCGACACCTCCTGAGTGATGGCGATGACCAAGAGAGATCCAGACCAGGTCATCGAATACAGAATTTCCCTCCAGGACAAATTGAACGACCAGGTCGATTCCCTAATCGCCGCGGTTCAGTTCAAGCAGATCAGTTCTGGAGTCGGATCAGTTTTCCAGGGTCTTGGAGTTCCAGAGATCACCAAGACACTCAAGGACCCGACCGAGATGCTCCAGATTTTCTATTCGATTGCGATGATTCTCGAAATCTTCGGGTACGAGACTGGTCTGCCAACACCTGCAGATTATCCACAATGGAAGCTCGAATACGAGGCGGCCCGAGCACAACGAGCCGCCGAAGGCGAGGCTGGACCAGTAAAGGGCGACTTTTCACTCGGCGCGATCATCTACAACCTATTGAACCCAAATTGGGATTGGAGCGCCCCCTGGTTCGAATTCACCGAATCTCAGAAATGAGACTCACTGGGAGGGGTGCTCAAGGTCCTCGACAGGGGGGGGGGGGGGGGGTTGCATCCTCGATATTCTCGCACATACAGCCTTCGACCGGAGATCCGCAGAGTAAGCATATCATCCACAATGTCTCATCGCACCACTCGGCGAGTTCCAATTCAGTCTCGAGTTCCTCGCGCATCCAGTCCCAACCCTGCCAATGATCGGTCCAAGTCCAGAATTGGGAGTTATTCATCATACCCTCAACCATACGAATCCACATAGTTCCCATTTTGGAATCATTTCATTCAGACACTTGAGGCAGATCTTCATGCCGACTATATCGCAGATACAACTCATTCTTTCACTAAGTCCTTCGCCCCCAGGGAATACATGAACGGGTTTCCCCCTGGTGGAAGTTTCCGGCAGATCTTCGACCGACACATTCCCCTGAAGATAACGCCAGTAACTTTGTTGAGGTCTTGTGCATTGAGGAGGATTTCACAATCCTCAATTCTCTCCCCACAATTCAAGCAGGGCGGCCCAAGTTCAACCCAATCGGAGAGGTCAGCCATTCAATCAACTCCGTAGTAGCATTCCAACTCGCCTTCGCAATCATGAAGGGGATTATGTATCATCTCCTTGCACTCCTGGCAGGTGATCGCACACCACATGTCATGGTAGAGTGTCACGACATGATCGCATTGTTTGCAGATGACGATGAATAACCCCTCCATCAGAATCGCCCCCCTCGAAGGGATCGAGTCTCTTCGGCTGCCAGAACCTCGAGATATACAGCAGGGCCGTCGCCAGGATCAGAGTCACCTCTCTGGATGCACTCGATGCGATAGTTAGCCACCTTCAGTTCCTTCTCAAGGCGATACATCTTGCGCTCGCGCAATTTATCCTTGGCGGCCTGATTTCGGTTCTTCTTCTGGTTGACCTTGTATAGCGCGATAGCAGAACACACCCTCGCGCTCTTCATACCCATTTCCCACTCATCGTATGCCTTCCATGCGTCGTGATCGAGTGCGATGGTCACTACCCACCTTCCAGCCTTTCTCTTTACCATGACCCCTGCTGAGAAGAGATAGGTTATCAACTTTGGGAACCGCCGCCGACGCTAAGAAGCGGAAATGCTTGCATTTCGGCTTCGCGCATCAGCATGCGCACTGGAAAGACTCCGTTTTTCACAAGGACGATAAGCATTTGGAGCG